GCCGAACCATCTACTGCCTTGAACCAATCATATCTTATGGCCGCTGTCTCCGACGTGCGGATGAATTTTCCGGATGATGTAGAGAGACAAAGAGTTCTTAGCGATTATGAAATGGTTGCTGGCGTAGAAGGTGATGATTTCATGGTTGCCATAGCTCGTTCGACTTCACCTGGATATCCCTTTAGGAAAGAAGCCAAGGGGCCTGGAAAGACTGATTGGCTTGGTTCAGATGAAGAATATACTCTCCGGTCTGATCTTAAGGAATTGATTGACAAGAGAATTGAGATGGCCAAGAATAATGAGAGGATGCCCACCATTTGGACTGACACCCTGAAGGATGAGCGAAGACCAATCAAGAAGGTTATGTCTGGGAAAACGAGAGTCTTTTCGGCTGGCCCTATGGATTATTGTTTGGCCTTTCGAAAGTATTTTCTTGGATTCGCCGGACATTGTGCTGCTAGACGGAACTTCAATGAAATCTCAGTTGGAACCAATGTTTATTCTCAAGATTGGGACGTCATTGCCAATATTCTTTCCTCTAAGGGGAAAAGAGTTATTGCCGGTGACTTTAGCAATTTTGATGGTACTTTGAATGCCGAGATTTTGTGGTCTATTTGCGACATTATCAACGATTGGTACAATGACGGAGAAGAGAATAAGAGAATTCGAAGAGTGCTCTGGTGTGAGATTGTAAATTCTGTGCATGTGTGTGGATCTACAATCTATCACTGGACTCATTCTCAACCCTCTGGTAATCCTCTCACGGCCATTTTGAATTCAATGTATAATTCCATTGCTTGTCGATATGTTTGGCTCTTGTTAACTGCCGATAGACCTCAAGATAATTCCATGAGATCTTTTCGCAACCACGTAACAATGGTAGCTTATGGTGATGACAATGTTTTGAATATTTCGGACTATGCCACGGAATTTTACAATCAGGTTCTAATGAGTGAGGCTTTTGCAACTTTTGGAATGACTTACACTGATGAGTCCAAGAGTGGAGAAATGCTCCCTTACAGATCTCTTGCTGAAGTGAAATACCTTAAAAGAGGTTTCGTC